TTAACTGTGTTTTAGTAAAGGTAGTTGCTTGTTGACCGGTTAATTCTTTCCATTTCCAGTTAATTCCCCATGGGTCTTTAGAAAGACATCTACCAACCCAGGCACATTCTGGATAATCTTGTACATTTGCTGATGTTAAATCACTATGTATGATATAAGCTTCTCTATCTCCACTTCTACCAGAAAGAGATGTTACATCAGTACATGCTCCAAAAAACATTTTACTGTTAGATTCTGCCCAAGTACCTACTGCTTGTAAATCAACTAATGCTCTTGATTCAATACATACAGAGTACCATGAATCATCTATTTCTCTCAATGTAGCTAAGTCTGCTGCATATCCTGTGCTACTTCTCATTACTCTTACCAATGAAGGTCTTGGTGTTTGAGCTAACATAGCAGATGCCATCAGATATTCTTCATCTGTAGTAGTATAACCTGCAGTGATTAAATCTGTTAAATCTGATATATTAGTTATTGCTTTTCCAACAGCATCTGGTGCACCTACAATCAGAGGATCAAAAGATCTTTCTGTTAGGGAACCTGTCCCAGACGAGATGGAGATTGTAATATCCTGGACGTAAGCCATAAATTATCTCCTAATTTAAATTATCATAAACCAGAGTAGCTTCTTCTATATCATCTACTTCTGGTGTTATTTCGACAGTTTCTATTCGATGTATTTCTTCTTGCTTTTTATATGTATATATAAAATGTAAGTCAAAACCCACCTTAGTTTCATAGAATGTATCTAAGAATACTGTTCTATCTTCTACATTTATTTGTTGTGATGTTAATGCAAATTTATATCTATATAAGATATCTTGTCCATCTAAACCTTGTAACCAATCTATACAATCTTGTGCATATTCAAAAATAGAAGCTATATCTTCTTTATCATAGAATGTAACAGATACTAAAATATTAGCTGTCTTATATGTACTTACTAGTGTAATATGATCATCTTGAGTATAAACACCTGTAGATGTTATATGACTTATAGATGCTTCATTTGTATCTGCTAAAATCTTATAAGATGCAAAGGGATAAGGAAGTTTACCATCAGTTTCTAAACCTCTTTGATCTGATCTTACAATAGTTATATCTAAAGCATCAGATAATTCAGCAAATACTTTTTGTATAGAGTTAACTGGAATCATCGTATACTTTTTCCGTAATAGATTGAAAAGCCACCATCAAAGATTCTATCTGATAAAGATGTTATCTTAAACTGCATACTTGATAAAGTTACTATAGAATTTAATTCTAATAATGTAGAAGCTACCGAGTAGAACTTGTAATCTTGTAAATCATACATTCCTTCAGGAAGTACCTTTAGATCTTTAAAAGTTATTGGAAAACATGCTAATTGTATAGTAGAAGCTGTACTTAAAGTTTCAGATATCTCACCCTCATAAGTAGTTTGAGATACTGTTTGATAAGAAACTTCTCTTAGAAAAGGTATGATACTCACATAGACATTTGTCATCATTTGATTTTATACACAATTCCATTAACTAATTTTTTAGTTTTACCAATTAAAGATACACTCGATCCTTTTTCTCTTATAGTCATTGGATGCAAAGCTGGCTCTAAGTTAGAATTTATAACCTTTTGTACAAGTCTAACCATAGATCTACCAATATAGTTCATAGCTTTTTTAGAATCATAATTTTCAGCTGCTTTACTGACAGCAGTTTGAATTATATTTTCTATTTCTTCTGTATGTTCCATACTCTTTCTTAATGGAGCTCTTTCTGGTATACGTAATACTGTAGTAGATTTCTTTAAAGGAAAACCTACTGCTGCCATATACCTTCTCATTGAATCTGATACTGGTATAGTAGCACCATATTCATGTACAGAAAGTATTTTAGATAATTCTGCATCATCTTCTTTAAATACACCTACATATATCTTCTTACTTACTAATTCTTTTAGCATTTTTTCAAACTGAGGCAAATGATTAATATCTTTAACTGGCATTAGGACCATTCCTCAGGCCAAGTTAAAGTTGAAAAATCATAACCATCTGTCTGTTGTATCTGAGAATATACTGTTGATTGTACATTCTTAGCTACAACTGGTGTAGTATTTACACCTACCATTTGAAGATAAGATTTAGCTTTCTTTATATACTCTATAGAAGCTTGTCCTGTACCAGTTTCATTTGTTGATGATCCTAAAGAAACATCTGCCACAGATGCATCTGTATATGATTGAATAGATTTAGCTTGTAGATTATAGTTATATAGAAAGTTAGCTGCTATACAATAGATTTCTGCTCTACATAATATATCTTCTCCGTCTGTCAAAGAGATATTATTCTTTGTCTTGATAGAATTATAATAAGAAACTCCTATATATCCTTTCATCCAGTATTCAGCATCTATTGCTGCTGTTCTTAAACTATCCAGCATTTCACTACTGGAAGAATATCCATATGCACTATATGATTTAAGAAGTTTTTCTACTTTAGTTAGCATTGATGTATATAGCATTATTCTTTCCTTAAGATGTAAGAGAGGGCATATTTAATTATACCCTCTCTCAATAATCTACTTATGCTTCAGCCTTTGTTTGGCATGTTAGAACTGCCAATGATTCAGGTCTCCAAATCTTAGCACCATAAATTACACTACCTCTATAGATAGATGCCATTTTGGTACCATGTCTTAGCTCTTCTACATTGACTAACTGATCGCAGTATGTCATTGAACCAGAGTAACCAGCAATAGCTTTGTAAACACCGCTATATGCAGTAGGTTGATAACAGTTAGCTGATTGGTAAATATCAAAACCTAAAGCATGACCAATTTTACCATTAGTAAATGTATCTTGATCTTGCATAGTTACAACAGATGCTAAGTATAGCTTAGTTGCTAAGAAAGAGGGAATAACAATGTATCTGGATCCGTCATCAGGAACACCAGCATCAGTCATTTTCTCACCCATTGTGAGTAAGTATTCAATAACATTGTCTGAGTTAATTTGAATAGGTGTTGCTACTGTACCGAGATCGGTTACAATAAGACCTGTTGAAGTAGATACCATATCTGCAATATAGCTATCAATCTTATTTCTTACTGCATAAGATGCTTGCTTAATAGAATCAATAACTACTTTAGGCATATCTTGTGCTTTATCTACATCTTCTACATAAAATGCAAAGACTTCATTTTGATCAATAGATAAAGTTCTACCACCATCATCAGTTAGTTCTTCTGGTGTAAGAGTAGTTGAATATGGGGTATAAGTTGTAACAGTGGGGTCTGCAATTCCATTAGCTGTTATTGATTTACCATAACCAGATAATTGACCTTCAAAATCTCTATTACATACTTGTGCAAAAACGAGTGACTTTTTCAATGTTTCATGAAAAAACTTACTATACAACTCAATTCTAAAATCTTCTATATTCGCCATTTTTAAAATCTCCTATGATTTTTTTAATAAAGTATTAAAATCTCCATTTTCAAAAGACTTAAGAAAGTCTTTTCCAGGCATGGAAAGAATATCTTCTTTAGAAGTAGATCCTGTTTTACCTGTTTTTTGTGTGTTATTACCCGATACTAAAGAGTCTGTAAATTGATTAGAATTATCTGGGTTATCTGCCCAAAGTTTAATAGCTTCAGAAAGAGGTAATACTTCATCTCCTTGTTTAGCTACTATAGTTTCTCTACCAGAAAGATCTTTTAAAATATCAAATTCATAATCAGATTTAAATAATTTAGTTGCCTGAGAAGGTTTGTGTAAATTAGAAAAGTTTCCAAACTCTCTAAGAATAGAGTTATCTATTGTAGATTGTTTTTCTCTTCTTTTCATAAAATCTAATTCTTTCAAAGCCTTATCTGCATCTTCTAATCTTTTCTGTAATTCATGTTGCTGTAACTGAGAAGCTGTTAATGTAGATTTTTTAATTTCTTCTTTTTCTAATTCAGTAGCAGCTAATCTTTCTTCTAATGCTCGAATCTGCAATTGCAAAGGTTCCAGCTTTTGAGATAACTCTGCTTTTGTTTTAGAATTAAAATGCTCGAAGATCCTTGAATCTACGTCTAATTCTTCTCCTTTAATTTTAATCTTCTTTAATTCTACTTCTTTAGTTTCTTGTAATTCTTCTGTCATCTTCTTCTCCTTTAAGGTCACATAGGACCACTGTAGTTTACAGACATACTGGTCCAAATTTTATGTATATTCTTCAGCGATATACTTACTATATATAAGAAATAGGTGTTTTATACCTGCTCCATATTTTCTGTAATTATACTTACTTCTTCTATAGCTGTATTATCTATATCTTGTTCTATAGATTTTATATCTACATCTTTATCTTCTTTAAAAGTTAATTTAGCTACTTTCTTAGCTATCTCTCTTCTAAACATATTGTATGGGTATGTACGAAAGGTTGCATCTAATTGAGCCTTAAGTATAGATAGATCTTTATCTGTATAATCTTTATTATATTTTATTTCTGGATCTATTGTTTGCTGTTCATATAGAGCAGCTATTTTATAGATTTCATTTTCTGTATGTTCTAATTCAGTAGCTATATTATTCAGTATATTTTTAGTTTTTAATGAGAATTCAATTGCTTTTAATTTACCACTATCATACTGTATATTTTCTGATTCGGGATCTTTGAAACCTAATTGATGGTAGATATCTTGTGTTTGCCTTTTTATCTCTATAATATACGGAGCAATATCTTCCAATCCTTGTTTAATAAATTGTGGTGCATTAGAAGCATCTATTGCAAATTCTGCTATACCTACAGTACCATATCCTTTTGTAACTATATTATCTGGAGCTTGTCCAGGCCATACAAGTAACTGGAATGTAGCATTGAATAATGCAGAATCTATCATAGATCCAATATTATATATCTTTCTACTTGATAAAGATATATTTTGAAAAGGACTTGATTGTAAAGAATCAGTATCTAATTGATTGAAACCGCATAATACTACTGGTACAACACCAAGGCCATGTTCTATTTTATCTGTTGATACCTCATAATTAGAATTACTTTCATTTACTTTTGTAAATGTTATAGCTTCTTCTGTGGTCCACAGAGTATAGGATACTTGTATAGTTGATTTAGTTAAAGGATTAGAGTTATCTATATAAGTATTATCTAATAGAATCCATTGTAGATTACCAAATGTATCTACTGAAAAATCTCTTATTTCATTATATTTATAGATAACTGCATATGGGTTTAGATTTTTTGCTTGCCTTTCAGCTATAGTTATTGGTAATGTAATTCGCGGTGAATCAATTAAAATAGCTAAAGGATATAACTGAGACTGTATTGCTACATTCTGCATGAATAGATCTATAGGTTTTTTTTTATAGATACTTTTATTTATGTAATCCAAATAATCAGGTACTTTTGTTCTATCAGGTAGCTTATTATAGATAAGACCTACAACTATATTAAGTAAAGGTTCTACATAGTTAGTATAACTTACTAAGTCTGAACGATAACTAAAGATATCTGTTGGTTCTATATTTTCATTATTTCTTATAAGATATTTATCTGGAGAATAAGAATCTCCGCCTAAATAACTATCTTTACATAATTCATATAATGCTTCTTTTTCCATAGAAAATAAGGAGTTTCTTCTTGTAAATATTACTTTATAATCAGCTGACATTATATTATACTACTCCCATCGTAGCTAAGCTTTCTGGTGGATACCAAACTCCTTTCAAAGTTCTCCCGCCCCAAGCATCTAAATCTATTTTATTACCAGATATACTATATGAAGAAGGTTTATGTATTTTTAAATGATCATGAATAGCATATCTCATAGCATCCATCATATGGTTATCTTTATCTATAGGATCTTCTGTAGCTATTCCATCTTTAGTTGTTCTATATGAATATGTTTCTATTTCTTTAATCAAATCGACTGAATCTCTAAGTATATGTAGTTTAAAATCACGAACATAGTTAATACCTTCTTGTATGGAATTAACACCTTTTTTAGACTTTCTTATATTCTTAAAACCATAAGCAAATAATTCAGATATTAATTCTGGTCTCGCACAATCAGCATAAATATATGAATTCATTGGTATAAGATTTCTCATTAGATTTTTTAGTTGAGTAGGTTGTAATTCTTTTCTATGTATTACTTGACTAAGATATAATTCATTATCACATTTAGATATTTTAACTAAAGAAGTTGGATCATTAAAACCAAAATCAAGTCCATACCATTCATCAGAAGGTGCAAAAGGTACTTTATCTACTATATTCCAATTAGTATATATAAGACCTTCCAATGAGGACCACTGTCCGAGATAGTCAATTTTGTAACGATAGGGATTAGTATATTGTAAATTTTTTAAATCTTGTATATCTGATTCAGCTAAGAAGGTATTATCCTCTGTTCTTGTAAATATATATTCAGATAATGGCATTGGATTCTGTATAAAGTTTTTATAAATCCAATGATTCTTACTCTTGGGATTACAAGTTAATATACGTTGTCTTATTTGATCCTTAGGTCCACGAACAATAGCTCGTGCAGTAAGATACCACTGCTCTTCTAAGGAAGTTGCTTCCTCTATATGAAGAAAATTTATGTCAGTCATACTCTTGATAGAATCGACATGAGCATCATTTGAAATAGATCTAAAGATTATCTTTGATCCACCAGGTAGTGTAATAGTAAAAGGTATAGAATCTAAATATGTATGTGGTATCTTCATAGTATTTAGTCTTTCTCTATAAGTAGCAACGCATGAATCTTTTAAATCAGTGAAAGATGTTCTTAAAACTACATTTTTTAATTTCTTACCCTTGGATTCTTCAATTAAAGAAGTTAAAATAATTTTATCTGCGACACTGAATGATTTTCCGCTTCCTCTGGAACCTGCAAATAAAATATCTCTGGCATTACTCTGAAAAAATCTTTTATGTGTTTCTGAGTTATTAAAGAATTTTTCTGGATCTAAGATCATTCTGTTTCTATTCCAGTATTAGTTTCAAGATCTACCATTTCATAATCTTTCTTTAAAATAATAGTTAATTGAGATGTATCATCTTTCTCATCTTCAAATACTTTATTGGATGGAGAAGGTATACCATATATTCTATTTTGACATTCTCTAATTATATCTTTATTTTTAGATTTATATGATTCTATAATATACTTTTCTAATATAGTTAGTTTAGGTTTCTGTAAAGATAGATCTAATTGATCTTCTGTCATACCTTCTACTTCTGCTATAATTCTAATTAGGTTATCTCTTCCAGATTGTCTCATAGCTTTTATTTCTTCTGGTATAGGTGGTCTACCCTTACCTATTTTATTACCTGCTCGAAAGGAACCCGAATTAGTTTGTCCCGGCTTTAACCCTCTTCCCATGTCTTTATCTACTTCCGCTTTATTTCCGTTTAGGTTTTTATTTCTATATATTTTATTATATTTATATAGATTTTCTTAATAGTTCTGTTTTTCTTAATTCTTCTTTTATCTTATCTTCTGTGTATTCTAACATATATACTTTATTTAATCTATCTTCTTTTGATCTATTTGCTGTTCTACTATTCTTATATTTCTTAGTTGAGTTAGGTGTTGAAAGATTTCTTCTATTCTTTTCATCTTCTCTTTTTTGCTTACGATTCATACTTATTGACTCTTCTTAAGTTGTTATCATACGTTCATAGATTTCTTTATCTCGATTAGAGTTAAAAGATATTACTACTTCAACTTCAGATTTATTAGAAAAAGATATTTGTGTTAGAAAGTTCTGACAAATAAAACATTTTTCTTGTATTACCCATGCTTCTCTAAGATAAGATTCTTCAGTTATTTCATCTGTATATCTAACAGCTTTACATAGACAAGATGATTCTTTACAAGTACATTCAGTCAATTAAATCCTCTATCTTTGCTGTTGTTTCTACTGGTATATGTATTGTATGATTTATACCTATAGTTGGTATATCAATTAAACATTGTGCTCCTTGTCTTACATCCCAGTATAATAGACCTGTTGTAGAAGAATAAGTTCCAGTTAAAATATCCTCTGTAAGATAAATATTATCTTCTCCATCGGGTAATTCAATAACTTTCAGTGCATTATCTATGGTGGTAGGTTTAGTTACATCTCCCTTATTGATAAATGTATAAATTCTACATACTGAAGATACTGTTGGTGCTGGAATGACTACTGCTTCACTACTCACACTAGATATAATAGCTGCTGTTAT